AGGCTGGCCCGATCTTCGGGGCTGCGAAGCAGAAGGACGGGATGGTGCAAGGCACCTTCGGACAGTTGCCGCCGAACCTCTGGCGGTCAGGAACACGGAACGGGCCGGGATTCGTCATCCTCAACCCCGTGAACAACCCATCGTAAGGAACGACCATGAGCCTCATCGGACTGAATCCAACGATCACCGCCACCCGGACGCTGACTGCCCCTATGGAGGTGGCGTCTCCGTCCAACCTGACCCTTCCGTCCTCGCTTACGGTTCGCAATGGTACGACGACGACGCCAGTGACGGTTACGTCCGGCACTACGGCGGGGATTGTGCTTGGCGCGCGCCTGAACTACGCCAAGATCCAGACGGCGTCAAGCGCGTCTGGCGGATCTGTCGTCCTGCACGTCATCGGCTGGAACCGTGGCGACGACGGTTTCTGGCGTCCGCAGTTGCTTACGACCTGCACCGTTACCGCTGGTGCTGCCACGACCTCGGTAAACGGAGCAAACCAGTACCTCGGCCTTACCTACGTCAAGAACTTCGGTGACTGCAAGGTCTACAACGGCAACATCGCTGCCGTGTACGGCGGGTTCATCATCGTCGATCTGTGTGGCGCGGAACTGGTCGAGATCGCCATGACCGCTTCCAGCACTCCGACCGCCAACGCCCTCGTCGGGTTCATCTGATGCACGCACGCAACCGGACATGGCTGCTCGGCTCTGACCCGGTCGAGCGTTGTAGGCAGCGCACGCTCCCGGTGGAGGGCGGCGACGGCTCCACGCTCTCGCTGGACTTCACCACGGGCGTCCTCGACCCGCGCCTGACGTTCACGCGGGCGAGCGATGCGACCTTCATCAACTCGCAGGGGTTCGTGCAGTATGCGGATGCGAACCATGTGGCGAACAGCGTGTTCTCCGGTGCTGGAACCGGTAACGCTCCGACCAATTGGTCCGGTTCCGTAGGAGTAAACCTGACGATTCCAAGTGCAGGAACGAGAAGGGCTGAAACAACCACCGCAGCGCAGAACTGGATTGGATCACCCGCATTCGCAACGCAGATCGGCATTACATATTCGACATCCGTGCTGGTTACGAGCGTGTCAGGTCAGCACTACGCGAACACCTTGACGGTCACGGGATCTCCAACACTTGTCGGGTATTACCTCAACGGCTCGTCTGTTGGACAGTTTTCGACGGCATCGGCTGGACTTATTACGATTGTCTGGACTGCCACGACAATCGGAAGCCATGCAGTAAGAATCGGAATTGGATGCACGGGAGCGAACATTTCCAATGGCGTTTGTGAGTTCACGCTGCCGCGCAGCGTTCCGGGAAATTTCACGCAGCCCGCGTACTTCGCCAATAGCAGCACTACCGCTGGATACTACGGCCCCCGCTTCGACCACGACCCGACCACGCTGGCACCGAGGGGGCTGCTGATTGAGGGGCAGGTTTCCAATATCGTCACCTACTCCGGTGATTTGACGCAGAACGGGCCGGGACATTGGACTGGCCGCACCAACCTAGTCACGACCAATTGGACAGGATTCACGGCACCGGACAACACGGCATCCGCCGTCAAGATCATTCCCGACACGACATCCGGCCGCCATACCATCGAAAACAATGCTCCGAGCATCGTCAACGGAACGACCTATACGGCATCCGCGTTCGTGAAGGCTGATGGGTACACGGTCGCATCGTTGGTGGTCGCTGGAGGACAGGCGCGCCGGAACTTCACCCTGACCGGGGCAGGAAGCCTCGGATCGCAGTTCGGCGCGACGAATACGGCGACGATTAATCCGGTGGGAACGCAGGGCTGGTATCGCGTCACGATGACATGGACATCCACCCTGACCGGAGGTGCTGCATTCTGGATCGGCGTCCCGCAGAATGCGACAACCGATGTGGTGTCATCGTGGTCGGGCAATGGGACAAGCGCGATTCAGGCTTGGGGCGCACAACTGGAAGCAGGCTCCAGTGCCTCCTCGTACATCCCCACGGGCGCGAGTCAGGGGACGAGGAATGTGGACAACTGCGAACTCCTCAACCTCACGACGATGGGATTCAATGCCAGCGCGGGGACGATCTATGTTGATACGGGAACCAGAATTGGAACTGGCGGCCGTTCGTATTCGTTCATGCCAACCAGCGGAATCAACGATCAGATATTTGAGGGTGGTGGATTCCTGCTGAATGTGTATTCGTCTGGAACATTTGTCGCGCAGATCGGAACGGGAACGGCAAGTGCAGCGAAGATCGCTGCTGCGTATGCGGTGAACGATTACGCGGTCAGCGTCAATGGCGGCGCACCATCGACAGATACCGCTGGTGCGTTGCCGACAACCATTGCGAAACTCACCATCGGAGCGCGTGATTCATCGAGCGTAACGCAGATGAATGGTTGCATCCGCGTGTTCAAGTACTGGCCGACCCGCCTTCCCAACGCCCAACTCCAGAGCATCACCACATGACCGACTACATGCTCCGCACCGACACCGAGGCGCAGATGGACGATGCGCTGGAAGCCGCAGGACTGCTGGTCGAGGTCGATCAGGGCGAGGGCGAGATCGCGCTCATGCCCGTCCCCGGCTGCTACGTGGACCGCATCGGGGCCATCCCGCCGTCCTACGACATCGACGGCAACATCGTCAGGCCCGGAGACAACCGCTACCACGCCAACATCCGGGTGACCTTCGAGTTGACCGAGGAGCAGGTCGAGGCGCTGCCGACGTTCACCCCGACGCCGGGGATTCCCTACAGGGTGTTTGCGTGAGAAGCAGAGCCATGACCATCGAGAAGACCCAGACCACCGTTCGCCTGTCCGCCCGAGACTGGATCGCCATTGTCGGCATCACCATCACCGTCCTCGCTGGCGTCCTTGCCGCCTTCATCCACCACGACAGGCTCCTGATGCGGGTCGTCACGCAGCAGGAGATGATGTCCGACAGACTCCACAAGATCGAGGGAAAACTTGAGGCTGATCGCCGCTAACCTCCTCCTGTTCGGCTGCTCCGCGTCGGAGCGGATCGCATCGAACGCCAGCGCCATCCAGCGCGAGGCGAAGGACCTGTCCGCCATCGGGCGCGACTCGGGAGATATGCGCGTCATCTCCCATTCGGAGACGATCTATGGGCTGGCGGCCGACATCCACTCGGAACTCCCGAAGGTCGAGGACCAGATCCCGGCATGGATGAGCATGATGGGGCTCGGGTTCCTCGCGCTGATCGTCGTCGCCGTGGCCTTCATCCTGTGGAACACCGGGATCGGGACGGCCATCAGAGTCGCTATCGGGTGGATTCCACGCAGGAAGGTCCGCGAGGCGGAGATGGCCGCCGACATGCTTTCCGATGCGTCGTCGGAGAATCCACGCGAGTTCATCGCGTCGAAGCGCGGGTCGGACCCGATGTTCGACGCCGCTTTCAAGAAGGCTTGGTCAAAGAGAAAGGCCCAGACAGATGCTTGCTGACTTCTCCTCGTTTCTCGGTTCTCTGTTCTTCTCGCTGCTGTGCGGTGCCGTCGGCTTCGTCGCCGGGTACGTCATCCGGTCCAAGAAGCAGTTCTGAAAGGGACATAGGCAATGGCAATCAAGTTGCAGATTCGGCGCGGCACGGCGGCTGACTGGGCCGCCGGAACCGCCAACCCGACCCTCCTCGAGGGGGAGATCGGGTACGAGACGGACACCGGGAACTTCAAGGTCGGTGACGGCACCCGTGCGTGGAACGACCTCCCGTACCAGATGCCGTACTTCACCGGGACGAAGCCGACCACCAACACCTCGACCACGCGGTCGCGCATCGTCGTCGACCAGACCAACGACCGCGTCGGCATCGGCACGTCGACCCCGCTCGACAAGTTGCATATCGAGGGATCGAGCCCGATCATCCGTCTGCGCGACACGGATTCCGGTGCAGGAATCTACTCGCAGATCAACGCGAACGCGACGGACGGAACTCTCGTCATCTCCGCTGACGCGAACAATGCCAGCGGAACAACGGGTGCGTCGAAGATCCAGTTCGCGGTCGACAACACGACGCAGGTGACGGTGACGAAGGACACACAGGTCGGTATCGGGACACCGTCACCTGCCTCGTCACTGCACATCGTCTCCCCGACCACGACCGCGGACATCAACCTCGTCAACAGCGGAACGACGGGCGGAAGCGGCGGGCTCGTCGTCAAGTCCACGAACAACGATGCCTTCATCACGAACGTCGAGAACGCCGATCTGCGGCTCGGGACGAACAACACGGATCGCGTGACCATTGACTCGGCGGGCGAGGTCGGAATCGGGACGACCACCCCTCTGTCGCTGCTCCACCTCGAAGGCACCGCCCCGGTCATTCGCTTCAGGGATACGGCGGCGGCGGCAAGCACGCACTCGACGATCAGCGCGGACAACGCCGACGGGACAATCACGATCAACGCCGATGCCGGGGACAACACGACGACATCGAACGTATCGAAGATCCAGTTCGTGGTCGACGCAACGGTGACGGCAACGGTCGTGGAGAACGCGGTCGGTATCGGTACGGCCAGCCCGCTCGCGGAACTCCACGTCGAGTCCTCGGCCCCGTCAATCATCATCCGCGACAGCGACGGCGCGGCGACTGCTTACGGCGAGATCAGTTCGGACAATACGGGGCGCGTCACGATTGCTGCGGATCCGAACAACGTCGCAGGATCGTCGTCCGTTCGGCTGTCCGTAGACAACACGACGCGCATCGAGGCGACTGCCTCCGGCGCGACGATTACCGGGACATGCACGGCGACGACGTTCAGCGGTTCCGGCGCGAGCCTGACGGCGGACACGATCCCGCTTGCCTCGCTCATCGACATCGCGACGGCAGGCGGCGCGCTGCTCGGCAGGACGACCACGGGCGCGGTTCAGGAAGTGTCGAAGACGAACGTGTCGACGTGGCTCGCGCTCGGCAACATTGCTTCCGAGACGAAGACGGATTACTACTCCGAAATCAATCAGATCGGATGCCTGACATTCGGTTGGGCGGCAGACAACAGCACAACAGAGTTTGATTTTCTGAATCTGCTTGAGACATTCCCGATAACGGCAGGAGGAACAAATTACTACTTGCGCCCGAAATCGACAACTGGCGGAACGTGGACGCTGATCCGTGCCGGAACAAACACATCTGGAGACTTTACTGTTCTCAACTCGACCGGAGTTACTTCGAGTACGGCTGACAACGCTGCTTTGACTGGAAACAACAATGGATCATTTCTAGGACGCTTTCTGTTCATCGCAATCAGGACCGCCTGATGCCCTACGTTCCCGTCACGCTCCCGTACCGAGGCATCAACGTGGACAGCGCGTTCTCCGCGCTCCCGTCGGGCTTCACGTTCGACGCGATGAACGTCGTCCCGTACGACACCTACAAGGGAAAGTTGCGGCTCGGGCAGCGCAGACCGCTGCTCGGCGCGTTCGAGTTTAATGACACGTCACCAGCCGTCACCCGCGAGGTGCAGGCGATCGTGCGTGCCGATGCCTACGTCGGTGGCACGCTGAAGCAGCGGTGCTTCGTCATCGCAGGTGGGCAGGTGTACCTCATCGACCCCGGCAGCACCAGCCCGACCCTGCTCACGCAGACGCCGACCAAGAAACTGAAGACGACAGGGTACGTCGGGACGGCGGTGTTTGGGCAGTACCTCTACATCGCTGACGGGTTCTGCTACCGCAAGTTGGACGTGACCGCTGCGACGCCGACCGTCGTGTTGTGGGCTGGTGCCGAGCAGGACGTGAAGCCATCAAGCGGCGCAGGAAGTCCCGGAAACGAGTCAGGCAACCGTGCGAACCTGCTCGTCAGGTTCGGTGGACGCCTTGCCTTGAGCGGATGGAAAGATTCTCCTACCAACTGGTTCCTGTGCCACATCAACGACCCGGAGGACTGGAACCCAACGTCGTCTTCATCGCACGATGCCTTGGCAGGATCGTCCTCGACGCGGTTCGGGCTGGTCGGAGATCCGATCATCGCGTTGATTCCAGTCGGTGAAAGCGGGCTGATGCTCGCCACCCGGCACGGATCGACGTACCTCACGGCGGATCCGGTGGTGGACTCCGCACGGATGATAGAACTTTCTCGGACGGTCGGCGTCGTCTCCGCACGGGCTTGGTGTTCGAGTGACTCGCAGGTCATCTACATGATGTCGCAGGACGGGCTCTACCGGGTCGTACCGAACGAGTTCCAGATCACCAAGAGCGGGAGGGTGACGAGCGGGAAACTCGACTCGTACTTCCAGCGGCAGGACTTCGACGACCTGAACTGCGTTCTCGGCTACGACGCCGAGGCACAGAACATCTACTGCATGATGTCGCGCATCGACATGCCCGACACCAGCATTCACCTGCTCTACAACCAGCCGACCGACTCGTTCTGGCCGATCCAGACCGGGTGGCCAATCTTCCGCGCCCCGACATGCTGCGGCGAGTTCCCGACCGGAGAGGCTCGGGCCTCGATCCTCGCGTTCGGCAGCAGCGGCGGTTACATGGGCTGGTTCGACCGCGACCTAACATCAGGCGTGGACGGGCAGTCCGCTACCGGGTACAAGTCGGTCGGACTGAATCCGAGCAATCAGGATGCCGCGACGCAGCGGATCAACACCAGCCTCACCTTCGGACCAGTTCTCCAGCCGAATCTCGCGGAAGTGATGATGCGGGACATCCGGCTGGAAATGTCGATGGACGAGCCGCAGGAGGAGACTGCGTTCAACACCCCGCAGGTCATGCTTACCGGGCCGTTCCTGTCCGTCCGTTCCGGCGAGACGGCGGAGGACGCTATCGGGCAGAGCCTTGTCGGCGTCAACGTCATCGAGGACCCTGACTACCCGATCGTCGTCCTTCAGGGCGGCGGTCCTGCCGCATTCACCTCCGACCCGGTGGCGGGATACGACTTCGGGTTGCAGACGGGCAGCACGAACCCGTCCTTCACCAAGTACCTCGACCTGTTCTGGGAGACACCCATTCCGGGGACGTACACGACCGCGGACACCCTGATTCAGGATCCGGGGGCGCGGACCTACACCAAGGGCCGGAACCGGGTGTACAACCAAGACACGGCGAACATCGACTGGGCCATCGAGCACACGAACGACGGGACCATGTACCGCCGGGACGAGACGCTTCCGGGCGCGACGACGCAGGCCCCGAGCGGGACGTATACCTACGACAGTTCGCAGGGAACGGCGTCCGATCTGCCGACCCTTCCGGCCAACGTCTACGCCCCGAGGTACAGGATCGGCGGGGCGATCTACTCGTCTGCCGTGGTTACGGACTTCGCGGACGAACTGCTTCC